GTCCTAAAGCAAAAAGCTTAAAGGGAGGTAGTTGATATGCCAAATGTAAAAAACTATACGGAGCAAGGCGGAGAGAAAACTGTAATCGGTGGCACCCTTGAAATATTAGAGGGTGCTACTTTTTTAGGGTTTCCAAAAACCGAGAACCAAGTGGCAAGTACTGCTACTACAGTGGCGGGTCTGGTGACAGACTTTAACGCACTGCTTGGAAAACTAAAAGCGGCTGGGTTAATGATAGATGATGAGTAAAAAATAGGGAGGTGTGACACGAGTGAATACATTGATAGAGAAAATCAAAGCAAATTTAATACTAACGCACAGCGAAGACGACGGACTTCTTCAAAACTTCATTCGTGTTGCAATCGCCTACGCCGAGAGTTATCAAAAAAAACCAGACGGATACTACAGCGAGAATGCAATGCATCCAACTACCGAGCAGGCAGTAATTATTCTTTCCTCACACTTTTATGAGAGCAGGGATGGTAGCACGGCAGGTTTCTATGCAGATAACGTTCAGGCGAGTGAGCAGGTTTGGAATGTAGTTAATTTGCTGCTTCGAATTAATAAGGACTGGCAGGTGTGAATAAATGAGTTTTGGAAAGATGAATTCAAGGATAGATATTGTTTCACAAGTTGCAACAACTGATACTGAAGGGTTTGGATTAAAGCAAGAGCAAGTACTTATTTCCTGTCGAGCATACAAGGAAGAACGTCACGGTAATGAGGCATGGAAAAACAGAGCAGTGTTCTCACAGGCAACGGCATTGTTTCGATTTCGAGTGATTCCAAGCTTAAAAGTTACAACGGATATGTATATTGATTGCGATATTCAGCGGTACAACATCATTTCTGTCGAGGACATCAGAAGTCGGGGGATGTATATAGAAGTTTTATGCGAGAAGGTGACTCTAAATGGCTAAAATGGGCTACAAGTTACCAGAAAATTTTTTACTTAAAGTATCAAAACTTGCCGAGAAGACCGATAAGATTCTGCCAAAGGTACTTAAAGCAGGGGCAGAGGTCGTTTGCAAAAAGGTTAAATCAAATCTTACATCGGCTATAGGCAATAATACTCAAGAAGAAAGTCGCTCAACAGGGGAACTTGAAGCGGCGCTTGGTATCTCATCAGCACTTTATGACAAAAACGGCAACATGAATGTCAAGATAGGTTTTTCAGAACCCCGATCAGACGGCAAATCCAATGCAATGCTCGCCAATATTATTGAGTACGGCAAAAGTGGCCAGCCACCAAGACCATTTTTAAAGCCTGCAAAATCACAAAAGAGGATCGAGTGTATTGAGGCTATGAAAGCGAAGCTTGATAGCGAGGTGGAAAACATATGAGCATACTGTCTGACATAACAGCACTTATAAATACACTCAATGTACCACTTGAGACAGGAGTATTTAGCGGAGTTCCACCCGATGAATATTTGGTATTGACACCTCTGACTGAAACCTTTGCTGTGTTTGGAGATAACAAACCAACACAAGAAATTCAAGAGGTGCGAATATCACTCTTTAGCAAAAACAATTATTTGACACGAAAGAATCAGCTTGTAAGGTTACTCCTTTCGGCTGATTTTGCTATTACCGACCGACGTTATGTGGGTCACGAAGATGATACCGGGTATCACAACTTTTGCATTGATGTTGCAAAGGAATTTCAATTTGAGGAGGAATAAAAAATGGCAACAATCGGACTAGATAGACTTTACTATTCAAAAATTACAGAAGCAAGCGACGGAACAGAAACCTATGCGACACCAGTGGCTCTTGCAAAAGCAATGAAAGCTGATTTGTCGGTTGATCTTGCGGAAGCAGTGCTTTATGCGGATGATGGAGCGGCGGCAGTGGTTAAAGAATTTAAGAGCGGAAAACTCTCGCTTGGTGTGGACGATATCGGTGTCACCGCTGCACAGGATTTAACTGGTGCAGGAGTTGATGACAATGGTGTGTTAATTTCAGCAAGTGAAGATGGAGGAACACCTGTGGCGATTGGCTTTAGGGCAAAGAAGGCAAACGGTAAGTACCGATACTTTTGGCTTTATCGTGTTAAGTTTGGAATCCCTGCTACTAACCTTGAGACGAAGGGAGACAGCATTAAATTCTCAACTCCAACGATTGAAGGCACTGTAATGCGAAGAAACAAACTTGATGGTGCTGGCAATCACCCATGGAAAGCCGAGGTCAGTGAAGATGATGCCGGCGTCGTGCTTGGAACAATCACAAGCTGGTTCACAGAAGTTTATGAGCCGGAATTCGCAGCGGTATAAGGAGGGGCAGAGACTATGGATACAGATAGAGGTGAAATAATTACTATTGGCACGCAAGAATATACCCTCATTTTAACTACAAGGGCCACAAAGGAAATTGCTAAACGCTATGGGGGTCTTGAGAACCTGGGCGAGAAACTCATGAAAGCAGAAAACTTTGAACTAGTTCTTGAAGAAGTGGTGTGGCTTATAGCACTTCTTGCAAACCAAAGTATTCTGAAACACAATCTTCTAAATAGTGCCGACAAAAAGGATCTTCTTACCGAAGAGGCAATTGAACTACTTACCTCCCCCTTTGAGATTGCAACATATAAGGATGCAATAATGCAGGCGATGTTTAAGGGAACAAAGCGGAATATTGAATCGGAGGAAACGGAGACAAAAAACCTGCCAGCCGAGTAAATGACGAAGAGTTGTTTGCCCGGCTTATCTTTTATGGGGTTAGCAAGCTTAATAGATCTGAACAAGAGGTGTGGCTCATGCCTCTTGGACATTTGCTTGATCAGTGGGAGATTTATAAGCAGTTTGAGGGGATGAGCAAACCAGCAAGGGAGGTTTCTATTGATGAAATCGTTCCGTTTGGAGTTTAGGGAAAGGAGGTGGCATTTTGGCTGATAATAATTTTGGTCTTAAGATAGGGATTGAAGGCGAGAAGGAATTCAAGAACGCTCTGCGTGACATTAATCAAAGTTTTAAGGTTTTAGGGTCTGAAATGAATCTTGTATCATCCGAGTTTGATAAAAATGATAAGAGTATCCAGGCGATTACAGCAAGGAACAAAGTCCTCAACAAGGAGATCGACACACAAAAAGAGAAGATAGAAACCCTTGAGAAAGCCTTAAATAATGCCAGCGACTCCTTTGGTGAAAACGATAAGCGGACTCAAGCTTGGCAGGTGCAACTAAATAATGCAAAAGCAGCGCTTAATGGCATGGAACGGGAACTAAAACAAAACGATAACGCGCTTGAAGGTGTGGCTGAGGAGTTCGATGATGCCGAGAAACAGAGCGAGCAGTTTAATAGAGCGATTAAGAAAAGCGCCGATACCGCTGATAATGCACACGGTAAGTTCACAAAACTCGGTTCTACGATTGGCAAAATAGGTGCAGGTCTTGGAGTTGGCGTTGCGGCAATTGGCGCTGCCGCTGTTGGGGCTGCTGCCGGGATTGCAAAAATGTCGCTTTCAGCAGCAGAGAATGCCGATGAAATCCAAACAACTGCTGAAGTTTATGGGATGTCGGCAGAGCGAGTCCAGGAGTTAACCTATGTCGGCACAAAGCTTGATGTCGAACTTGATACGATTACAAAAGCACAGAGCAAACTGACTAAGAGCATGTACGCAGCCAAAGACCCAACTAAAGCAGGTGCGGCGGCTTTTAATGAACTGGGTATAAGTGTTACAGATAGTAGTGGTCAACTGAGGGACTCTCAAACTGTAATGGGTGAAGCTTTTACAGCCTTAGGACAAATGGGCAATGAAACCGAGAGAAACGCTCTGGCCATGAAGATATTTGGAAAATCTGCTATGGAGCTTAATCCGCTTATTAAAGCAGGTGGCGATGAGATAGCAAAATTGACCGAAGAAGCGCGCAAGTCAGGTGCTGTTTTATCAAACGAAGGAATTGCTGGTCTTGATAAATTTGGCGATAGTTTTGAAGCTCTAAAGTTAAGCGCCAAGGGACTAGCAGGCGAGTTTTCCGTTGGGTTGCTTCCAGTACTGAATGGTGTAGTTTCATTTGTGCAAAAAATGATGCCAGAACTCTCGAACGCAATTAAGACTGGAGATTTCACAAAACTCGGAGAAGTTTTAGCCAACGGAATCTCTGAAGCCTTTACAAGTATTATCGGTTTAATGGGTAAAATGTTGCCAGTGGTTCTAAACATATTGGGATCAATCGGTAATGTCATACTTGAAAATTTGCCAATGATAATTGACTCTGCGGTTAGTATTGTGATGGCACTTTTGCAAGGGTTGATTGGTGCATTGCCACAAATCACTCAAGGTGCACTCCAATTGGTTCTAGCATTACTTGATGGAATAATTGCAAATCTTCCTGCTTTAGTTGAGGGTGCGATTGGGATGATAGTAACTCTTGCAAACGGAATAGGTGATGCGCTGCCGACACTCGTTCCAAAGGTTGTGGATGCAGTGATTTTGATTGTAGAAACGCTACTAAATAATATGGATAAGATTCTTGGTGCGGCCATGAAGATAATAGTGGGACTGGCGAAAGGGCTAATGAACGCTCTGCCAAAGTTAATTGATGCGCTGCCGAGGATCATTACTTCAATCATTGATTTTATTACGAATAACTTACCGCTAATCATTGAAATGGGTATAAAACTAGTAATTCAACTTGCTGTTGGCTTAATAAAAGCAATACCCCAGTTGGTCATGAAACTACCAGAGATAATTTTGGCACTAGTTACTGGTCTTGGCAAAGCAGTCGGAGCAGTAGCTAAGATTGGTATAAATATTGTAATGGGCCTTTGGGAGGGTATTAAATCAATGGCGACTTGGTTATGGGATCAAGTGTCTGGCTTTTTCTCGGGTATTGTAAATGGAGTAAAGGGTCTTTTGGGTATCCAGTCACCATCAACCGTTTTTGCAGGGATTGGTGACAACATGGGACTTGGGCTCGGGGAAGGATTCCTTGGTGCAATGCGTGGAGTTGAGAAAAAAATGAAGAAAGCGATACCGACAAATTTCGATATTAATGCAAGCCTAAGTGGTTTGCAACCTGCATTTGCTGGAGCGGCTTTGACCTATAACCATACAGGCACGATTCGAGTTGAGGGTGTGAACGATAAGAACCAGCTAACTGGAGTGGTTGACATTATTATTGATGAGTTACGAAAAGAGGTGCGAAGGTAATGGCATTGTTAAAAAATTTAGATACTAATGATGAAATAACTCAGTTTGTTAGTCTTAAACAAAAACAAGAGGTCATTCGCATTATTCATAAAACTCTAGATGGATCTCAACATATTCAGAGGTTTGGCGAGCCAACAAAGGCATACGAGTTAAGCATATTTGTTTGTGAAACAGGAAGGCAAAAGCTCTTAACTGCCGAGGATACTTGTGCGCTTTTAGAGGTCGTTATAAAGAATGGCGTCTTTCTAGGCCGAATAATTGATATATCGGACTTTGAAAAACTACCTGCAGGATACTTCAAAGCTACGGCAACATTAAGTTGTGAGGCGGTGGATTGAGTAATGAAAAACATACCACAAGCACTTCTAAATAAACTACTTGATGTGGCACAGGTTAAAGCAAACGATTCTGCACCAAGTTTAAGGGTTATTGCTACACAGTCGACCGCAAATACGCTGCTCGGAGAAACTATTCATGATAATAGCCCATCAGCATTTGGTGACATTGCAATTCGTGAATTGGTGGGTGAGAGCGAACCATCAAGAGCCTATGCAGTTTGTGTTGACTCAGGAATTGCAAAAGTTTATGAGCGTCATTTCCCCGCTGATTGGGACAACCCTTGGCAGTATGTTTTTACGCTCGGAGCGGCTAAGGATGTGGCCATTGAGTTTAACGGGAATTGGATGTTGGATGCAAAAGATAAGTGGTATATCTTAAAAACGCTGGAAACACCGCTATTGTTTTGGGTAGGGTTAGACGATATTCTCTACTCTCAGGAGTGGGATAACGTCGGAACTAAAATAACACTTGATACGAATGTTTCAAATATTAGTGTTTGTAGGGGTTGGCGTAATTCACTTGTTGCTGGACTTGATCAAGGTCTGATTGTTGGATACCTTAAAGCAGGCAAGGTTTACTACCGCGCATTTTGTTATCAAGACACTGGTGAGGTTATCTGGGAGCCTGCACATGAAATTGTGGAGCTTGGAACTGGAAATACTACGATTAGCGTATTTAGAACCAATGATTTTAGAATCGGGTTCTTAGTAGAAAATTCTGGACAGATGAAATGGACACTTACGCATCGTAACTATGCGGGGATGTCATTTCGCCCTGAAACTGCAAACGCTCAGGTGAGGGATGTTGTGTGTTTAATTGAAGCAACTAGGAATTTATATGTTTCTAATAAAGGAATTGACTCTGCAGGTGTTATCTTAAATGATTTATGGTTTTTGCAATTTCCGACTACCGCTCCAACGCTTACTGTAACTAGTTGTGAGAAGATAAATATTGATTCAAAACACGCATCTGGGT